GTTCATAACCATTGCTGCTGCATCGAATATCCAGATCATCGGCTTGAGAAGTAATGGCGACTTCGGTGCTGCTAATATTGATTTTTCAGCAGCAGCCGTTGACGTACTAATCGCCGACTGCCATCTGGAAAACGCAAATGCTATAGATGTAAACATAGAGGGTTTCGCTGGTCTGACCGGCTGGATTGCTCGGAACTGCTGTAGACTTGCTACGGGGGGCCAGGTAACGTGGATTAATACAGGAGGCGCAGCATCACTATTCGAGAATTACGGCGTTAATGATGACGGTGAGACTGGTATGATAGTCGGGACAGTATCAGATGCAGAAGCGTAACGGTTAAAACCGTCTGACTCCACCTCCTCGCGTCAGACAAGCTGGCGGGGCTTCCCCTTTCCCCGCCAGCCCTTATAAAGGATGTGATTACATGGCATACACAGCAACGGCTTTACAACCAAGGACAAGCGGCTTTGCGGTCAACGCCGTCACCGATAATGCCTCAGGATGCGAAGAGCTGATAGCCGCTCCCGGGGTTGGCAAGTATCTTGTCTTGCGCTCGGTAATAATTTCGTGTGTGGCGGCTATAACAGTCACAATAGGCGCGGGTGAGACAGGCACTGCAGTAACGTCTGTTATACTGGGGCCTTTGACTTTCGGCGCAACCAGCCCCGTATCTATATTCACCTTCAATCCAGGAATAAAGCTGGCAGCTAATACTTCGCTGACAGTAGACGCCAGTGGCGCAGGGGCTTTTACTGCCTTCGTTCAGGGTGACGTAGAATGATAGTCAACTATGCTAACGTATTAAATCACTGCCAGAAAGACGCAGCTTCATATATTGAGCAGCTCCACAAGTCTCTCGAAAGCTGGATCAAGTCGCAAACCGGGCATGACTGGGAAGAGAATGATTACGTGGAATTCTGCACGGCCAAAGGCAGCCAGCTTGAGCTTGACCATTACCCGGTTTACAAGATAGTGGAGATTGCAGCTATCACTTCGGGAATACAGATAAAGAATACCAGCACAGACAGCCGCAACGCCTACGTCTCCATTGATTCTGATAGTCTCGACCTGGCTGTGATTGGCGGCGATAATGTCATGACAGCGACGCTCGCTTTTGCCGACTATGCCACTCTGACCCTGATGGTGTCGGCTATAAACGATGAGGGGAAGGGCTGGGAGGCTGAGTTATATTCCACAGCCTATGCCAGCTATCCCAGTTCTGCGCTTATGGAGATAAACAACTTTTTCTGCGGCGCTTCCCGGGGAGTTGCGCCAAGCTATAGGAATCTTGAGATGCTTGACACGCCATACGATGGCTACACTTGCGATGAAGACATTGGCGTTGTCTATCGCGATGCAGGATGGGCACGCGGGCGCAATCAAGTTATCGCCAAGTATTCAGCCTATAACGTCATTCCAGAGGACATCAAGGGCGCAGTCCTGAATGGTGTCAAGTTCATGGTGACGCAACATGAGGAAGGCACGATAGGCTTGGAGAACTACAGCAATGCAGATCTATCGGCGACATTCGAGCAGGTCTTACCTTCGCATATATTAGACACGGTAAGGCTGCACTCAAAGGTGATGTAATGTGTGTTTCTGAAATAAAGAAAATACTGGACATTCTAGCATTGAGGCCTGATCCTTGCCTGCGATGCCCACTTGCGATTAGAGATAATGCTGGTAATGTCTATACCCCTCCTGTTAGGGGCGCTTCTATATGTGCGATATGCAACCGGAAAACATGGAAAAAAGGCGACAAGAGTGTGGAAATAGATGGCGTGGCTATACTGATATGCAGCGAATGCGAAGCCAGCATACGGAAGGTAACATAATGCACGGCCCCAAGGTAGAGATAATATTACAGAAGGCGACAGAGACCGATGTAGCTGGCACAACGTCAGTTGAATGGTCGAATGTGGAGACTATCTCCAAAGCCCGCCTGAGACCGCTTTCGGCGGATGAGAGGCTGATATATGCCAAGGATTCCACAGTTGTGACGCGGAAGTGCCTGATCGGATATAACGATATTGCGGAAGTCAACAGGCAATATCTGACAGCAAAAGGCAAGATACTAATTGATGATGTTGAATGGGATATTGAGTCAGCGGAGCCGGTTACAGGGCCGGGCGCGCATTACAAGGTTATATTGAGGCGATTGGAATGAAAAGGCTGATATTTATAACCCTATTTTCTCTGGTTTGTGCGTATGCCTGGGCGGATGGGCTGGAAGTGACCAGTGAGGACGTGACTATTCGATTCCCGGACGCGGCCGAGTCTGATTGCGTATGGTACACAATAGCGATCAGTAATGTATCTTACTGGCAAGAGCCAGTTGGAACGCATAACGATAAAGCCAAGCTTGGCGCGCAGACTTGGGAAGGCTTACTTCAAGCAGACCAGCCTTTGCTTGGCAAGGTGCGGTTTACTATCAATATCATATCACTGCCTAATATAGCAGGAAAGACCGCGGCTGCCCGAAGGATGGAATTACGCTTTCGGGTGAGGGATGTTGTCAATGGTGCTGTGAAGGCTATAGGGTCTTTTAGCGAGCCAAACTTCGTTGATATTATCGGCAAGCCTGGGCAACCAGCCCAGCAATAACAGGAGGATGAGAAACAATGGCTTTAACAGATGAACAATTAGCTGAATTACATGATGAGTTGCTCAACGACCCGAAGGAGCTTGGTTATGATGGCAGTGATGATCCGACGTGCGCTGAACTTCTGAATACGAGGGGCTTGTCAAATGAAGAAGGCCCGGCAGAACCAGTCGATGTTGATTTGCTTAACAGGGAAGTTGTCGTATCTGAGTTTGTGGCTCTTGGCCTGGCTGAGAGACAATTCTGGCAGTTGATGGTCACGGCTGGGAATGGTGTCATTGACCCGTCAGATTCCAAGATAGTGGCGCAGTTATTAGCTATCTGGAGGCCAACTACTACAACGCGAGCCAATCTCGTAGCCTTGGGGACGCGGGACTATTCGCGTGCTGAAATACTCTTTGGCAGAGGGAAGAGCGTAACGTATATGGATGTAGGGAGAGCAAGGACAGGTGATTACTGATGGCTAGTCTGGTATATGTAAACGAAGGAACACCGATTGTCTGGGCTGATCATGCCGGCGACTTTGGCGATTCACCAATAGCAAGCACACATCAGATTACATTAGCAGCCTTAGCAAGCGCAGCGGCAAGGCAGGGTGTAAAGGTTGACCTCGGCGATCCCAGGGCTGAAGTGTACGAGGTTACTCTCAGGCTGGAATGGGACGTTGCACCTGCGGACGGCGCTTCAGCAAGTCTATATTTTGCACCATCCCATCACGAAACAGCAGGCACAGCAAATCCAGGCGGAGCATCTGGTGCTGATGCCGCATACACAGGAACAGCGGGGAGTACAATAGCTGAGAGTTTGCAACAGTGCGACTTGGCAGTAATACTTCCCTGCACGAATGATGCCGCTACCGTTGTGCTGCAAAAGACAGCCAAATATCGTCCACATGCAAGATATATCAGCCCAATTGTACTAAATGAAGGCGGACAGGCTCTTGAGGGTGATGATATTGAAATGTCGATTATACTAATACCAATGCCAGTTGAGATACAGTAATGTCAGATTATGATCCGCTTCTAAAGCCAAAATATTATGACCAACCCGACCTGTCGCATGATCTCTGCCGAGGTTTAGTCGGCTGGTGGATGCTGAATGACGAAGGCGGACTCACAGCCCATGATATATCTGGCAAGGGCAATCATGGCACTCTCGTCAATGGCCCCACATGGCAGGGTGGGGCTTTAGACTTTCCGGGAACGGATGAGTATGTGGATTTAGGGATCAATGCTTACAATTTAGGCATTAGGCGAAATGCCACATTTGCAGCCTGGGTGAAATTTGATTGGCTTCTATCTTTATATGCCACAATAATAAGTGATTATGCGTCGAGCAAAGGGATGTCTCTTCGCGGCCAACAAATTGATCAACTTGAAATGTATGTGTATCCTGACAACTACCGCATTACCGTTGATAATATTGTTGCTAAAGGCATTTGGTATCATGTCATGGGGGTGATGGACGGGAGTTATGTTCGCCTTTATCTTAATGGAGAAGAAATTGGTACACCCGTTGCATTAAGTGGAGATATTGGTGATAGTGCATCAACATTAAAAATTGGATCGCGCGGAGATCTTCAGGATTACTGCAACGGCCCTATTGATGATGTCCGCATCTACAACCGAGCATTATCAGAAGCAGAAGCAGGCGAATTGCATAGAAACACACTGTCTGGGGAATATGCGGAGTTTCCCAGGCTGGATGTGACGAAGTATTTTATACCAACAGGAGCAGCATACAGGCAGCGTATTATATCAATTTCCTAGAGGTGGGTTTCAATGAGTCAAATTCTACCAGCATTTAGCTTAACGGGCGGCGGCGCGGGGGCATTAGACGCTATTGACGGAGCGTTGCTGTCTGATGGCGATATTGCTTTTGTCGCTACTTCTTCATACTTATATATTTATAAACTTGATGCTGATTCAGGTCTCGCGGAGGACTCCCCCGCTGTTATCGCTCCTGATGCGAATGGCGGTCTGAAAAGGTGGAAGTTTGTAGGCACGACCGCCCCGGAAGGCACAGACACAGGCGATATAATCAGATATAATGCGACCTCCGGTTATTGGGAGTCATGTGCCGAACCTTTTGAGTTTACACAAATCATATTAACACCGCGTGAATCGCCAGTATCAGAAGTTGAAGGTGCTATCTATTACAAAAGCACTGATAATGGCGTTTACGTGGCAACAGAATAGGAGTCAAGGAAATGGCTGTTACGTGGAAGAAATTGGCTTATGAGGATGACGTAGTAACAAAGGCGCTGTTCGATGCTCATACAGTGCTTGCAGCAACGAGCGATGATACGCCCGCGGCATTGACGGTAACTGAGCAGACAGTGGTTGGCCGTATCACGTCAGGTAATATCGCAGCTCTATCAGTAGAGCAGCTCCAGACATTGATAAATGTTGAGGACGGTGCGGATGTTACGGATTCGACGAATGTCGAGGCTGCGGATGCCGTGATGGATTCCGACTTTGCTGCCAAGGGCGACATCATGAGCGCATCGGCAGCATCTACACCCGAAATTCTATCAGTGGGAACAAACGGCCAGGTTGTCGTTGCGGCCTCAGGCGAGACAAGTGGTCTGAACTGGGCCGACGCTCTAATGGACACTGATTTAGCGGCGAAGGGCGATATTATATCCGCTTCGGAAGCGAATACCCCTTCCGTTCTGACTGTAGGAGATAACGGACAGGTACTAACTGCTGATTCGGGAGAAACAACTGGCCTCAAGTGGGCCGCTGGTGGAACGCCCGATGCTCATGCCGCTTCCCATAAAGACGAGGGTTCGGATGAGCTGCTACTGAATGAGTTTGGCGAACCAGACGGGGCGATTGATTTTGCCGAGCAGCAACTCCAGGATGCCGTAATTCACACCGTTGCCGATGCCGCCGGGCGAAGTGGGCTGGATGCTGCTGTCGGGAAATTCTGCTGGCAGACGGATGAACTGGCGATCTACGCTTGCACCATAGCAGCATAGAGGTAAACAATGGCAACTAGGGCAACTAAATCAACGACGACAAAGAAACAACCAAAGAAAAAGACGAGCAGCAGGGCAAAGAAGCCTGTGGAAAAAAAGGAGCCTATACCCCCTGCTGCTCCAGAGCAGTTGACACTTACCCCGGATGCACTGGTAGAGATACGGACATACTATGAGACCTATCTGGAAGATGAGATGGGCAAGCTCCACAACCAGTTCGTTGCTTTTATCTCAGAGTCGCGTGTGCCGCTGCCGCGGGTTCTTATTGTGTTGGAGATCCTAAAAGCTGAGACGATTGAGATCGCAAGGCAGAAATACATGGGTGGATAAATATGGCAGTAACATGGAAAAAGCTTGCATATTACGAGGAGGCATCAACTACCCAGCGCGGTCAGGTTGAACTTGCGACGGCGGCTGAGACCACAACCGGTACAGATGCGACCCGGGCGGTTACACCTGATGGCCTGGCAGGGTCGGTATTCGGAACAAAGGAGTTTTCCCTGAAGATATTTGGAGATGCCGAGGCTGTGACAACTGGCGACGGCAAGCTCCATTTTACAATACCGCCGGGGCTAAACGGCATGAATCTTGTGACGGCGGGTCTTCACGTTTACACCGTATCAAGCAGCGGATTACCGACAGTCATGATTCACAACCTGACGGATACTGAGGACATGCTGTCTACGGCATTGACGATTGATGAGAATGAAAAAGACTCAAAGGATGCCACGACAGCGGCGGTGATAGATGGCGATCATGACGATGTAGCGACTGGTGACGAGCTACGGTTTGATGTTGATGTCGCCGGAACTGGGACAAAGGGTCTTGAGCTGAGGTTAGGCTTCCGGCTGCCGTAGAGGTGATATAGAATGGCAAGAACATCTAACACATGGACAGATACAGATGATGGTGTGTGGACAGATACAGACGATGGCGTGTGGACAGACTGGTTCTCACATCCTCCTGTAATCGCAATTGAATCTCTTGGTCTCAAATATGAAATCTTCGACGCTGGAACCAAATACCAGCTTAAAACTTTAGGATAAACAAATGGCGATCACACTTACCAAAGGCGATAAGGCTAATATATTCTGCACAGCATGGGATCAGCATAAGGGCGATGATGTAACCATATCATCAGCCGTATTCGAGGTCTTCGATGCTGGACACAATTCGGTCCAGGACGAGGGTGCTGCAAGCATTCAGGACAACGGCACAGCGACCCCGGATGTATATGGATTGATTGACACGACGCAAGATAGCTTTACATCAGGCGGGTATTATGTCTTATATACGGTTACAATCGGCAGTGACGTCCAGCAGCATAAGACACCTTTCCTGCTGACAGGCATTCCCATCCCCGAAGCTATCCTGTCCGAGTTCACGACACTGGATGCAAGGTATGTCAATGCCGCTGGCGATTCCATGGCTGGTATACTGACATTGCCCAATACTGGCTTGCATCTGCTTGATACAGACGACAGCCATGACCTGATTATCAAGCCCGGAAGCGACCTGACAGCAGATAAGACACTGACGATAACCCCCGGAGACTCAGATCGTGCGATAACGCTCTCAGGCAATCCCACGCTCGCCGATTGGTTTGACCAGGCGGTAAAGGCCGCATCCAGCCCCACATTCGCTGCGCTGACCGTACCAGGTACAATCACATCGAAAGTCGGGCGCGGTGCAACGCTTGTGGTCGCGGCTTCAGATAGCAGTGCCATAAGCCAGGCACAGGCAGACTATGTTTGCGACGGGACAGCCGATGACGTACAGATACAGGCGGCCATCGATGCTCTTTCGGACGCTGGTGGTATGATTCAGCTTACTGAGGGCAACTTCCACATATCAACAAAGATTTCATGGGATAAGCCAATCATCCTGGAGGGGATGGGCTGCAACTGGTATAGCGAAGGGAGCAACTATGGGACGACCCTTGTATTAGATGATGTCTACGGAACATTTTTAGAGGTAACAACAGAAGTCGGTCACAGTAACTATTTCGGAGCTATTCGCGAGATAGGCTTCGATGGGTCTCAGCAGACAGGCGATATATCGACAGGCGGAGCGCCTGCAATACTAATTGAGGGTCACGGGGATTTACTGATTGATCATTGCATATTCTATGGGTTCAAGTATGCAGTCATGTTACAACTGGGAGCACATGGCTGTTGGATCAATAACTGCGATATTGAGGACTGTATACCAGAGATTGTTGGAAGCCCGTTTGCGATCTGGCTACATTCCCGCCGCAACTGGATCAACAACTGCCATTTCCGAGGTAACAAGCGGGACATATACGTCGATCTGCGCACTCAGTGGATCACACATTGTCATTTTAGCGACACAATGAGAAACGCCATTGATGTAGCTGCAAATGGAGACGACATTATAATCGCCGATTGCATTTTCCAGCCGCAAAACGAAGATTATGGCTGGAACGGCGATGGCACAAGTTATAGCTGTATACAGCTAAATGGCGGAGTCGCTAGGGTGAGTATACATGACAACATTTTCCGTGAAGGGACGGCAGGCGGGGCTTGTGTTAAGAATACAAGCACAGGCGAAGATTATATAAACGTACATGACAACATTTTTAGTGTGACGACTGCGCCTATATCCCTTCCGAGTAACGCAAATGGCCGGGTCGCTAGGAATTTGGGTTACGTGACCGAAACTTCCGGGACAGCGACAGTGGCAAATGGGCAAACATCCGTTGATGTTACGCATAGCTTGGCTATAACACCTTCAATAAATGACATCAATGTTACACCCACAAACACCATGGGCAATGCGCAAAAATACTATATCAGCGACATCGGAGCAAGCACATTCAGAATAAACGTTGACCAGGACCCGGGAGCGACAACGGCAACGTTTAGCTGGAGTATAGGGAGTTATTAGATGATAAAAGAATGGAACGGCGCACAGCACAAGAAGCGAGAATGATATGCCAGAGATAAAATGGAACGCCGTGGAGGTTATAAAGGAAACGAAAGAGAAGGCGGCTGATTATATGCAAGAGATTCTCTTCATGATGGAGGCCCATGCAAAGAGAGAAATGGCAGCATCGGGATCGCCCTCACAGCCTGGGGCTTACCCGGGGGTAGATACGTCACGGCTTATGCCCAGCTTAACGACTGAGTTGGACAGGGACGCGCTAGAGGGGCGCTTCGGTACTAACCTCAAAGAGCCGCCATACCCGCTGTATCTTGAGTTTGGCACATCGAAAATGGCTGCAAGACCCTGGGCTGTGCCTACGCTTGAAGCAATTAGGAAGCAGCTAAAATGAACGCACTATTCTTAGGTATCTGGAATAAATACAATGGTGATGATACCCTGAAAGCGTCGCTGACGGGCGGGCTGTGGAATACCAGAGTGAGCCAGGGTAAAGCCAAGCCCTATGCTGCCTTCAGCATGATGAGCGATATTCCCAATAATACTTTCACTGAGGACATAGAGGAATATGTCTTTCAGTTCAATATTTTCTATAAAGAAGTTGACGAAGTAGTGGCGGTCACAGCCATTACGACGATATACGAGAATTTGATTGCATTATATGACGATTGTGAATTAACCGTAGAAGGATATATATTTATTGCGATGTCGCGTGAGTTTTCCACATATTTCTATACTGGTGATGATGTATGGCAGTATAACGTCAGGTATAGAATCGAACTACAGAAAAATTGAGGTGAAAGCAAATGGCAGAAGTACATGGAAAAGATGGATCGATAACATTCACAAATCTAACAGCAGGAGTGAAGTCCTGGTCAGTATCTTATGACGGCGACGTAGTCGAGGTCACAGACTTCGCCGATGCAGGCGTGAAGGCATATATTGCCGGCGGATCTGGCTGGACTGCAACAGCGACAGGCAACCATGACGTAGGGAATACGGCTGCACCTGGCGATACGGCAGATCTAACGCTTACGGTGACTTCAGGCAAGACATATACTGGTTCAGCTATCATGACAAGCCTGACTGTCAATGCCCCGCATGATGGCGTAGTAGATGCTACTTACTCATTCCAGGGCACAGGCGCGCTAACGCCGCCATCGTAGAGGTGATGTGATATGACAGAAATACATGGCAAATTAGGGGCGGTGTACTACAGCCGAGGCTGGATTAATGCTATAACCATCGCCTTCAATGACAATGATCCGGATGCTGACACGATTACAGACTCAGGCACCGGTTTTGTTACTGCTGGCTTTACTGCTACAGATAAGATAACAGTAGCCGGTAGTGATTCCAATGATGGTACATACACGCTTGGGAATGTTGCTGCTGGAGTATTAACGCTGGACGAAGCGGATGAATTGACCAATGAAGAAGCCGGAGATGATATTACTATCGTCAATGCTATTCCCGGAAACCTAGCCGCTGGTTTCTTGGACTGGTCAGTAGATCTGGGCGCAGATGTAGTCGAGATCACAGACTTCGCTGATGAAGGCGTAAAGGCGTATATCGCCGGGGGAACTGGCTGGACAGCAGCGGCAAGAAGGCATTGGATTACAGATGCGTTGTTAGACTCCTGGCTGGGCAATACATATCTGGTCAGGTTCTTTGTGCAATACAAGGCAACGCCATCAGCCGATCCGAAGGCATATTACTACCACGGCAGGGCGATTGTAACAGGCATAGCAGTCAATGAGGCGCATGATGCCGTAGTCGAGCAGGCTTTGACGTTCCAGGGCATCGGTGCGCTTACTTTTGCGACACGGGAAGAGGCCTGGCCGTAGACTGAGAGGTGATATATGGGAGCAGCAGAAGCAACAGGAAAAGGTATTGAGATCACTTTGCGCGGGAAGACATACAAGCTAACCCCGATCACCGTCAATGACCTGGCGGAGTTTGAGACGTATATCCGCAATGAGCGACTCAAGATTGTTTCAGAAGCGGCCAAGGGCTTTGAATCCAGCGAGCGGCGTGAGATGATAATGGACGCTTTGACTGTGACTCAGGGTGTATTGCTAAGGGAAATCAACTCCGTCCGTGGAGCCAGGTTTTTGATCCATCGCGCTATGCTCCCAAACTATCCCGACATGAAGCTAGAGGATGTTGGGGATTTATGCGGAGTGGACAACCTCACGGAAGTGATGGGGGTTCTTGACAATATGTACGGAGGTGGCAGCGACCCTTTGGCTCAGGAAGCGGAAGCGCAATCAGTTGGCTAAGAGCTGAGGCGCTTTTCGCTTTCTACTACCACATCACCCCGCAGGAGTTCAGGGCATTGAGCCTGAAGCAGTTTCACGGGCTGATGGAAGAGCTTTCTGAGTTGCTTAGACCCGGTGAAAATTTGGCGAAGATGGCAAGAGCGGCGGGGATACAACTGCCGCAGGGATATTGATGGAGTTCGGAAATGGACAAGTATAATGCCGATATAGCGCAAACCCAGAGGCTTATTGAGCGGAAATTTGCCCAGATGGAGAAAAGCATCAAGCCGCTTGCTGGCGGGATAAGGCTTTTGAGTACAGCTATGCTTGGTTTAGGAGCAGCGGGGATAACATTACCGCCTGGATTGTAGGTGTAAAATGGAACTTGCTGAAGCTTATATCCAAATACGCGGCAAGATGGACAAATTGGGAGCCGACCTTGAGAAAAGCAAGAAGCTTGTAGACAAAAAGCTTGCTGGATGGGAAAGCAAACTCAAGCCCTTTGAAAAGGGTATCAGAACTCTTAGCGTCGCTATGGTAGGCATGGGAGCTGCGGCAACAGCGGCCATTGGGGGGCTAATAGTCCAGACCACACGGTTGGGGGATTCCCTGGACAAAATGTCAAAGCGGACGGGTTTGTCAACTGAGGTTCTTTCCCGGCTTGGCTATGCTGCACAGATCTCAGGGACAGATATAAACACCATGGAGGCTTCGTTAAAATATCTCTCCCGCGCAATGGATGATGTCTCCCAGGGCATAGGCGAATCCAGAGTAACTTTTGAGAAGCTTGGCATCCAGGTAACGAACACTGACGGGACGCTGCGTTCAGTCGTAGACATACTGCTTGAGTCTGGCGATGCCATCAACGGCCTGACAAGCGAAACAGAGAAAGTGGCTGCTGCTACTGACCTCTTTGGCAGACGCGGTGGTGCTTTGCTGCCATTGCTGCGCGAGGGTAGCGTTGGAATGAAGGACTTAAT